TTGACGCATTTGTTCTTCGTGAAGTTTTTGCCGTATGTTTACATTACTTAGATCTGAGAAGAAGTTTTGATTCGTGCACCAAGAAAATAAAACCAAAGTCATTACCAAATCGTCATGACTACCTTCCTCAGACTCAAAACTACCACCTTTGGCAATAAACGTTGAGAGTTCTGATATGGTATCGAAGTCTTGAATGATAATCTTCTGACTTTCAATAATGTTTTTTAGTATCGAACAACCTAATCTTTTTACAGACTTGGTAGTTCTAATACCACGCACCGACTTATTGCCATATCCCCAAGTCAATGCCATCTTGCCTTTCATTTCAACAGTGGATAGAATGTTCTCATATTCGTAATCTTCGAACAATGAGTCTACAATCTGTTGACCATTATCATTTATTTCTACGAGCGCATAGGCTTGATTGTAGTAATCGCCGATGCGTTTAAGTATACTTGGATAGACTAGTGGGCTGATGTTATTGTCTTTGTAAGTGCAAACTTGACGATAAGGAACCTGTGTAACATCGATAACACTAAATGCTGAATAGTCTAATCCCTTGCCTCTAGAAGTATCAACTGAGATTAGATAGTTATGATTCTCTATCGGTTGCTGATAGATCTTGATTCCTTGATCTGAGACGTGCATTGGTTTAACAAATGCCAATGACTTCAATGCTGCAGCTGATAGTAATGTACCAGCTGATCCCATGAACTCACATTCCATTTCTTGCAGAAATTTCTGTTCGCCAAGAACACGCAGTTGTTCATCTGCCCATTTTTGATCGCGACCTGGAACCTGACGCCAGTTGGCTTCGATATGTTTAAAGCCATTTAATCCTTCAACTGCTTCCGTCCACATTCTATAGTAGTGATTCATGCCATTCGGCGTAGAAGAAATAAGAATCTTGGAAGTTTCACCAGAAGAAATGGTTGGATAAACAGATGTAAAGAACTCCTCGGCGATATTACTAGGCACGAAAGCAAACTCATCAAGATACAGTAACGAGATAGAGTAACCACGGATGGCGCTAGAAGCAGTTGACGTTGCCATTACACGGCAATTATTTTCTAATTCAATATCACCTTTGTTCCAAACACGCACACCCTGTTGAAGCCATAGTGGTAATGATTCGTATGCAATTTTAATGCGATTTAAAATTTCACGTGCTGTTGGTGCTTTATTTGCAAGAATAGCAACGAACTTATCTTCATTGAATAGAATATACCAAAGGATATATCCAACAACCATTGTGGTTTTACCAACCTGACGACCTGCTTTTACAATGACTCGGCGGTTGGTATTAATATCTTCAATGGCTTGTTTTTGAAACGGATACAACTTAATCTGAATAAAACCTTTGTCAAGAGTTATAATCTTGACGTAGTTTTCAATAAAGTAAATTGGATCCTCAGCGCAACGAACAAACTCACGGACTTCTTGTTCCGTGAGATTAAAAACAACATTAATTTTCTTTAAATTTGGGTTAGCAAGATAATGCTTTATCACATTTCTCATTGTGGGTCCTAATATTTGCTGCGCCAGATATTGTTCTGCCGCATTTACAAGTTTCTATTTTTCTATTTAATATGTTATAGGACCCTCTTTTTTGTCCTAATCTTTTTGCTCCACCTTTTTCGCCTATGCGTTTTTTAGATTCTTCGCTGAGTTTGTAGATACCAGACTTTTTTCTGGGTGGGTTTATTTTACCCTCTTGGTAATATTTTTTCATCAAGACGCTGTGTTCTGGACGTTTTTTGCCTTTATTAACTTCAGCGGCAGCGATAGTTCCAAGATTAGAATATACTATATGAGGATTAGTTATAGCGTCTTCTGGTATTTTGTTTAATTCTTGATCACTAACTGCATTGTTTTCGTGAAACTCTATGTTTAGAATTTCGCAGAGTCGTTTAGAGATGGTATAAGTATACATGCTGGCACTCCTATTCAGTGTTAGAGTCGGTGGATACTGGTAATATCGCGACCGACACCTATATTTATACAAATTTAATTCCCAGATTCATTCTTTAGTTTCTTTAGCAACTCAGCAGTAGATCCTACGAACACTGCTTTGTCTATTGCAATATTTGTTGGTGCCGCTTCTTTAGGTTTAAGATCTTGTTGTTGTTTTTGTAGAATCATTAACTTCTCTGTTACATCAGAGAGATTTTTGATCATGTTTGCAGCAACTTCGTATGCTCTTGGATGTTGAGATTCTTTGGCAACTTCGAGAATACCATCAAGTGCTTCGTTGCCTTTCTCTATTAGATTATAATAGTTTGCGCGAGAATAATCTGCATCTGGTGCTGCAGAATCAGATTGATGAACTACGATAGGCTTGTTATCTTTCACAACAGGCACATAATCAGTGTTCAATATTTCCGCTAAATTTTTATCAACATCACTCATGTTAAATTTGGAAATTCTTTTGTAGTCTCAATAAATCCGAATGCTGTGTTTGCGTTTGCTGTTGTAGGATCAGGTGTAATTTGAGTTTTTACTAACTGCTGATTTGCAACATCATATGAACTGATAGTGTATGCTGTATTTGTAACAGCACCAAACATCTTCTTTCCTGTTTGAATAACGCCAACAACTTCAGTAAGATATAGTTGTTTGTTGACATTATCCCATTCTTTTACATAACCAGTTGAGTTTGCAGTAGATATCTTTGTGCCTTCAAATGCAAGTTCACCAACCTTATAATTACCTGAACCTGCTCCCATTAACAACACTCTTTCGTTTGTTTGTAGTGCTGGATCTGTAAATGTATTTGCTGTCGCAGTACGAATAATCTTACCAGTATCATTGACTGGTCCAAACATGTAACCCTTTACAGTAAAATTTAAATTCCAAATTAAACTGCGTATTTGATCTGAGCCACCAACATAATTTTGTTCATAATTAATTGAGTTTAAAATAATTGGCATATCAACTTTAAGATCAACTAGATTAGAAAGATCTATAGTAACAGTGTAGTCTGGTGAGAAGTATGGTAAAATTTGTTCAACAATCTGCGTACCATCTTCTGTGTTTCTAACATACGCATACAAATCAAAATTAAAATTGTATGGTGAAATTGCCATGCTATTAACAACGTCACCGTCAGCATTTGGAAAAAACTGATGATTGTATGTACTAATTTTTCTCAATGGGTCATATGAGAGTGAAGTCATCTCAAATGATAAACGTGGAAGAATAATTTGAATTTCTTTTGTTAAAGTTGGATCTTCGCTGATACGAGCATAAAATTTTTCTTTTGCTGCGTATGACAATGGAACAGTGATACGTTCTATTTCTGTTACGCCATCTTTTGCATAACGATAAAGTTTGATGTTGTTAAACAATGTACCAAAGCCAACAACAACCTTACGAATTATTCTATGATAAAAATGTGCATTAGAAAGCATTATGGCTCACCGAATGGATTTGCTTCAGTAAAGTCTAAGATATTATCTGCTTCAGTTTCAATTCTTACATTATCTTCGTAATCAGATGTGCCATCTTCCATCGTGTTAGATGATGATAGAGTCCACTGAGCAAAACTTGCGCTACCTTTAATTGCAACGTTAGCAGCAAATTCACCTTTCACATTACGCAAACGCAATACTCTAGTTCCAATGTTCCAATTAGAAACAATTCCTCTGACTGTACTGTTCGCAAATGCTGCGCCTTGATAAACAATTTCATTTAAATCATAGGTTCCAGCGCCGCCTGCTGCCAAGTTGTAATCAACACCAATGGCACGTGCATCAGCAATCGCATCAATGAGATCGATACCTGTATTAAACAACTCGCCATTATACTTAAATGTTTCTATTGATAATCCGTACATGTATGGAGCAGTTTTACCAGCCTGGAAGAAGTTCTTTTCTTCTTCAACTTTTTTAATTTCTAAAAGTTTAGCCTGAATTGGCATATAAATTAGATCACCCTCTTTTGGCAAAGAGCGAACAGCTGTTGGAATATAACGCTCAAAAGTTCTGCGTGCAACAGCAACTCTTGCTTCTTTTTGAATTTCTAGACCAAACTTTGAGAAAAATTCTTGATTGCCTTCAAAGTCATTTGAAGTTTCAAGATACATGTCTATTGGATATGCTTTTGTATAGGTCTTTACAGGATCATCACCAAAGAGTTCATCTAAAGTAGATTGAGACTCGCGAGGCATATAATAGATATCGATTCCATGATTTTTAATGGATTCGATGATCAGATCCTCAACCAAAAATTGTTCTCTGGTTGCGTTCTGATTATTAAAATATACACTAGTGGGAGCCATTTTCTATTTTCTCTACCCAAATTCTTTTGCCAGTAAACATATCAATTTTCCAACTTTTACCTTTAAACTTTTTTCCGCCATTTTCCCAAGTTTGTTTTTTGCCCTTGTTCCAACTTGGTTTACCTCTCAGCACTTCCGCAGATTTGGCGATTGCTTTTTCTAAACCTATTCCGTCTGGGTTTCTAATTTTAAATTTGCTATTTTTTCTTGCTAATTTCATTTTTTCTCTTGTTTGGATAGAATGAGTTTTTCCCAACATTCCTCCTTGTCCACCATAAGTCATATTATATCCAAACCCATTTAAATAAAAACTGTTAAATTCTTTGATAAAATGCCCTTCTAGTTCATCTAAAGCATATTTTTTATCAAAAGATTCAAAAATAATTTCCCATGAAAAATTTTCAAACCCATATTTTTTTATGGCTTTATGTAACAAATAATCGCTACCATTTCTAACAGCTGATTTGTGTTCAATTATTCTTTTTTCTATTTTTTTGTGAGTAAATCCAACATAAATTTTATTATTTACGTTATTAACACACTTATAAATTTTATAAGTTTTTGGCATTTATCACCCAACTAACATTTGTGGTGGTGCTTCGTAAACTTCGCGAAGATCTGCAGAAAGTTTCTCAACCTCTAGCACTGCATCGTTGTAGATCTTTTCGCCATTTACAACTAATCCACCTGGAAGAGTATAGTTTGTATACTTCGTTAGATTTGATCCCCACTGCATTTTAAACAATGCTGTTGTATATGCTTTCAACCAAGTGTCACTCCAAACTTTGGTGTAGGTGTTTGGATCAACGATACGATAGCAATGGAATACTAGATAATCTCCAACAGAGATTCTGTTACTCCAGTCCATCATTATGTCTAACTGATTTATTTTTTTATTGTATGTAAATGGCAATTCGCCAGTAACAATCATGTCAAGCATTGAAAGATGTTCGCGAGCAATCACATAGTAAGTATATGATGATGAGAGTAAATTATAGAAGTCATTTAAACGAATTTGATAGTTTATATCAAAAATGTTAAATCCTTGAGAGTTTGTAGATCCAACAGTATCAGAACTAATTGGTAGTACTCTATTTACGCCGACGATAGAACTTGACAATGTGACATAAGTGTTTGAAACATCGCCAGCAGTCACCTGATGCGCAAGATAAACTTCTTCGGTGCCATCGTAGTGATAGTCACGAAATTTGCTTAATGCATCATCAATGCGATCGTCTAGTTGATCGTCGTCGACATTGATATCAATTACAGGGAATCCGAGTTTACGGAGGCAGTAATCTTTTAGTTCTTCTCGAGTCGTAGGTGTTGCCATTGATTTATTCCGATGTTTTGATTATTTATTTAAGAAGGCAGCGGTTGGTGGAGTGAAGTTTTGGACGTAGCGAGCAATTCCATTAGTTACACGAACGTCGTCCATATAGCCATTGCAAGTGCCAGTAATACTTCCGTTGTAAAACTCAGCGCCAACATAAATTTTTCCAGAAAATACTGCTGTTGATGACCAAGCACTGCCCGCTTGCATTCCTGCAACATACACTCGAACTGATCCTGATGATCTAACTATTGCTAAATGAGTCCAGGTTGATGTTGGGAAATTAACACTACTGAGTGCATTATCTATTACAACTGAATTTCCAGAATACAATCTTAGATTTGCTCCAGTGTTTCCAATGTACAAATCAAACCCAGTTGAGCCAACGCTATCGCCAAGGGTAAAGAAGAAATTATTTCCTGCGCTTCTATAAACCCACATTTCTACTGTGAAGTCACCTGCAAGAGTGTTGACTGCGGTGCTTGGAGTTACTAGATAATCCCCAGTCCCATCAAAATACATCGACCCTGTTCCATACTTCTTGGTCGCAGTGTTCACTCGAGCATCGCCGACAGTCTCAAGCACATTCTTGCCTGTTGAATCGAGAATGCCTGCGTTGGTGAAGTTG